CAACCCGATCGACATGCCTACCGTCGACGATACCAGTACTGCGGTGGAGAAGCACACCGAAGCCGGTGCGGTAACGGATGACGGCGGTTCCGATGCCGAGTTCGGCAAGAAGACGCTGAATGCCTACGTCTACGACACCGAGTGGGTGAAGTTCTCGTATGAGCTGGCGCAGGATTCGATCTTCAACTTCGAAACCCTGCTCGGCGATCTGCTCGGCCAGCGCCTCGGCCGCCGCGCCAACACCGAACTGACCACCGGCGATGCGACGGGCGATCCCGAAGGCATTGTCACCGGCTCGACCCTCGGCGTCACCAGCGCGGCAGCGACGGCGATCACTTATGACGAGGTTATCGACCTCGTTCATGCGGTCGATCCGGCCTACCGTCAGTCGCCCAAGGTGCGGTTCATGTTCAATGACTCGACGCTCGGCGCTCTGCGCAAGCTGAAGGACAGCGAGAACCGCTACATCTGGTCAGCCGGCGACGTGCAGAAGGGTGTACCGGGCACGATTCTCGGCTACCGCTATTCCATCAATCAGGCGATGGACAGCATTGCGGCGGCCAAGAAGGTCATGATCTTCGGCGACTTCGGCAAGTACTTTGTCCGCAAGGTCGGCGGCATCGTCATGTTCGTTGCCCGCGAGCGCTTCGCTCCCGATATCGGCCTGCTCGGGCTGGTCCGTCTTGACGGCAAGCTGGGCGATACTGCCGCCGTCAAGCACCTCATCACCAAGTCCGCCTAGTTCGGCTTTGCAAGGCGGGCGGCCATCATCCTGAGTTTATCGAAGGACGGCCGCCCGCTCCCAAAACCGAAGGAGATTGTCATGAAATTGAAGATGCTGGTCAGCATGGCCGGGGTCGGCTTTGCCCTGTCCGTCCACGAGGAAACCGAACGGTTTTCGGATGACGAGGCAACCAGCCTGATCGCAGCCGGATATGCGGTTCCTGTGGCCGAGCCGAAGATAGAGCGTGCCGTGAAACAGCCGGCACCGGAAAAGCGTGGCTGACTATGTGGTATCCGGCCAAGATCACGGAGGCGGCGTCGAGCGATGCCATCTCGATTGAAGAGGTCAAGGCGCAAGCCATCGTCGAGCAAAGCGACGACGACACGCTGCTTCAGCGATTGATCAAGGTCGGGCAGGATCACGTCGAGCGTTATTGCGGCTTGCGCTTTGCCAAACAGACGATCGAGGCGAAGTGCGATAGTTTCGCCAACCTCTGCCGCCTGCCGGAAGCGCCGACCGTGTCCATCACGTCCATCGGCTACGTCGATCGTGACGGCAATGGCCAGACCGTCGCATCCAGCGTGTACGAAGAGCGGCTGGAAGGCCTCGAACCTTCGATTGTCCTGAAATACGGGCAGGCGTGGCCAGCGATCCAGATCGGCTCTCGGATCACGCTTACGGCTGTCGTTGGATACGAAACCGCTCCGGCCGCTGTGAAGCACGCCATGCTGATGCTGATCGCGACGTGGTACGCGCGCCGTGAGAACGTCATCACAGGTTCTAGCACCGTCGAGAACCTGCCGATGCCGGCTGGCGTCGATGCACTGCTCTGCAATTTCCGGCGCGGGATATAGGGATAAAAGCAATGGCGACTGAAATTCTTGCTACGGCATCTACTGCGGCCGATTCTTCCGACATGATCATTGATGTCGGTACGCCGGTTACAGTCGGACTGAAGGGGATGACTGACAGTGAGGCGCTTGTCCATATTTCTATCAAGGATGATGGTGGCGCTTATAACGTTGTCGGTAAACTGACGTCTGCGGAGTGTGTTGTGGTAATTGACGGGCCGGGCACCTATCGCTTTTCGCGAGTAGCTGGCCATACCTGCGGTGTTTACAGTGCCTAATGTTATGGAAAACGTTCTGCGGCCGCTATTTAGACCACCGCTGGCGTCGTTTGGTGGACATAGGCATCGGGTCGCAACGGATGCCCTTCTCAACCTCTTCGGCCCCACCGACAGCGGCTTCCTGTTCGACAACCTCGCCAAGCAGGCATATCGGGATACCGATCTCACCACGCTTGTTTCGGCGGATGGACAGGCGGTTGCGGGGCTGAAAGATCGTTCTCCCGGTGGCAACAACTGGACGCAGGCCACCGCCGCCTCACAGTCCACATATAAGACGGGATCGCCGCCCTATCTCTCGTTCGATGGTGGGGACAGCTATGCGCGTGACGGTGCAATCGGCAAGTTCACAGGCGATTTCGCGATCTATGTTGCTGCGGAAGCGTCATGGGCATCAGGAACCGCCAAAGCGCTTCTGACGAAATCGGATACGTCCTACAGCGCGGGCCAGTGGCCGTTGTTCTGGTGCTTTGACGTGCTCGGCAACGGTTCCGGCCGTTTCGTATGGAACCTAACGAGCGGGGCCAACGGCTCTGCTTCGGTAACGTCCGCAAGCGCGCTGAACGCGGGGCCACATGTCTTGGGCGTCGAGCGGTCGGGATCGACCATTCAATATTTTGTAGACGGCGTTGCATCAGGCGCATCCGCGACAAGTTCCGTTACTCTCGGGAATTTCACAGCGAACATGGAAATGGGACGGTTCTGGTTTGGGTCGAGCGGATACGTCGAATTCTTGACCGGCAAAATCTATCGGCCCGGCATCCTGATCGACAGGTCCTTCTCCGCCGACGAGCGCGCCACGGTCGTTTCCAATCTCGGAGCCGGCCTGCTATGATCCACTCCCTCGTCATCCTCATCCCTGACAGCCTCAAACCCGCCACCAACGCAGTCGCCACGTTCTTGCAATGGCAACCGCTCTCCGGCGACACGATGAACATGCCGTTCGAGGACGCCAGCGGGAACGCATGGTGGGGCTGCCGTGCTCAGGCCAATGACGAAACCGTCGCCATGATCGACGCTGCGAAGGCTGGCACATGGCCGGATGCGGAATGGGGCGATGTCACGGAAGCGGATAGGGATGCCATCGGCTCGGCTATGCTTGTCGATCACAAGGTGGATGACGGGACGGTGGACTATGCCGGTCACATTGCTGGATTCGCGGCGAGCAAGGGGCTGACAGCGGTTGTGGAGGAGATGGGCGTCTGATGTGGTTCCGCTTCGAAAAGGACTACGACTTCTCGCCGTCCGCGAAGGGCGGCCGTGTCACCATCGCCTATAAGGCTGGCATGATCTGCAACGTCACGCGCGAGTGCGCCGAGAAGGCGGAGGCGGCTGGTGCGGGCGCGCCTACAGTGAAGGCGGAAGCCGCCAAGCAGCCGGAAGATTCAGCGCTTGATGCAGGAAACCATGAAGAAGGGGGCCTCCGAAGTAGCGAAGATCGCGGAGTGATAGTCGCATAGATAGGCGGCTGTGACTTGCTGGAGCATGCCTGCCGCATCAGTGTTTATGAAGGTAGCCAGCATTAAATCGCCTGATTTGCACCCAGTTAGCTGCTTAGCGATGTCCTGTACGGCGGATTTCTCCTGAGCATCGGCGGAAGCATTGCACGCCTTGCTAACTGGCGACGGCTCCGCAGCATGTGCGAACGCCGTGATCCCTACCAGAATGGCCGCTGCACCTAAAACTGCCCGCATCTTCGCCCTCCGCTGTCTCGCCAGATAGGATCAGCACCAATTGGCCAAGAATTCAACTGACGCTGGTCAGCTAATAGAGCGTGTGGCCTTTGACAAGAAAGGCACGGCCTCCGATGGCCTTGGCGGCACGACGGCGACATGGGCGGAGCAGTTCCAGCGCCGCGCCGGTTTCACGCATCTGCGCGGCGGGGAAACCGTGTTGGCTGCCCGGCTGGAAGGGACGCACACCATCGTCATTCGCGTTCGGGCTTCGACGGAGACGTTCACCATCACAACGGATTGGCGCGTCAGGGACGTTCGGACGGGCACGGCTTACAACATCCGGGATATCACGCCGACCGATGATCGGATGTTCCTCGATATCCTGGCACAGTCCGGTGTGGCAGTCTGATGAAAATCGCCAATCGAGACAGGTTCATTCGGCGGCTTAAAGCCCTCCCGCCTGCGGTGAAGGGCGAGATGTCGCATTCGCTGAAACAGTCGGCGGATGAGATCACGGCCATGCAGAAGCGGCTCGTGCGGCGCAAGACAGGAACACTTGCCAGCACCATCGTGAACGAGGCGAAGCCGGACACTGACGGGCTGGTGATCGGCATGTTCGCCGGCGGCCCGAAGACGACAAAGACGGTGACCGACAAATTCGGGCTAACAGCCTACGAGTACGACTATGCCTTTTCCGAGGAGTTCGGAACGAAAAAGCACGAGAACGAAGGCAAATTCGCCGGCTCAAAACACCCCGGCGTCACGGCGCACCCGTTCTTCTTTCCCGCCTATCGGTTCGGCAAGAAGCGTGCCCGGCGCAGCCTCGGCCGCGCTTACAACAAGGCCGCTCGAAAGGCAGTCAGATCATGATAGGCGATGAGGTGCAAAGAGCGATTTACGGCGCACTGATGGTCGCGCCTGCGCTTGCCGGCGGCAACGTCTTCGATCAGGTGCCG